GATATAATTCGCATAAGGCTCTTGATTATAATTATAATTCGTTGCGCTGTAATTTGCATACGTTGCGAACTCATTTTCACGCCATTGCAAGGCCGTGAGCGTTGTGTTTGCGTTATATGGTACGAATTTCCATGAGTGATTTGCTTCGAGCCCTCGCTGGCACTTAGAAGCGTAAAATTGGTATTGTATTGAACCTGTCCGCAAAGGCTGACCGCAATAGCTTTCAGCCTCTACGTAACAAGTCGTGAATACATCATCGAACCATGAATACAAGGCTGTTTCCTCCGCCGTTGGATCGCCCGAAGTTTCCATATTAAGAAACTTCATGAATGCTATGAATTGCTTTGGATAAGCACTTGTATATGGCATATTATTTACCTACTTTTTTTGGTTCAATTTTTGCAACTGGCAATGCAATTGCAATTCCTTCTTTAATTAATTTATCTGCTATTTCTTTTGGATATGCTGTTTCATATCCAGCGGAAACACCGCCGTATGGTTTTAATAAAACTACGCTTTGCAACATATCAAATTCCTATTAAGTAGTTGAAGTCTTAAGAACACCGATTGCGCTTGGTGCAGGGAATGCAAAAGCAACACGCTCAACAACTTCAATACCTTTTTGATGTGTACCACCAAGACCAGTTGCGCCAAAGTACTCTTTGTATTCGTTTACGCTTACATCTTCGCGGATGCCCATAACTGTAAACTGATTCCAGTCAGCATAAAACGCACTTGCTGTGTTTGCTGCGCTTGTTGGGAATAAAGAATCTGGCACGACGTGCATTGGACGGCCTGTTGGTGTAAAGTAAGAATTGCCTTCTAAAGCTGTTAAGCCAATTGATGCAATTTCGATTGGACGCACCATGTCAAAGATTGGGCGTGAACCGCCTGTTTCTTTCATTAAGAAGCCGAAAACTGATTGAGGTACTACGAACGCACCATTTGCACCAACGCCAGAATTTACACCTAAGCGCAAGTTCCAAAGGTCAGTCCATGAGATTTCGCCGAAAGTATCTTTACCAGAGTTATTCGCTCCGCCTTGTCTTACAACTGTAGTTCCTGACACGCCTGTTAAGCCTGTGAAGTTTGGCGCATTACCGTCGCCGTTGAAAAACTGCTTATCTTCTGTTTCTGCAAGTGCACGACCAAGGCCATTGATCACATAATCTAAAAACGCTGGTGTTGCGTCTTGCAACTGCTCTTCTGACACGATGGCACCAGCAACGATCTTCTTTGCTGTCATTGCAGTTGCTGTAAAGAATGATGTTGAGTCAGTAAGTGTTAAGCCAGAACCTTCGGCAACTACCGCGCCTGTGAACGCTCCAGAGCTTACCAAGTTTTCAGTTTTGCCACGCATTGGGTAAATTTTTGCAAGTGCTCTTGCGTATCCAAAACGATCCGCAAAATTCATGATTTCTTCAATCCAGAATTGAGGAACCGCCGCTCCGCCTTGTGTTGCTGTACCTGTGTTGAAATTGGCACGTGTTAAATACTTTTCATTTGCTTTTCTTGCAATATCGTCAGCTGCGCCTTCGCGTCCTTTGTGAACTGCTAAAATGTAATCTGCAATTACGCGCGCTTGGTCACGACGTGAATCGTGATCTGCTTTGATTCTTACATAGCCGTTCGAATTGCCTTGCACGTTAATAGGGTTTGAGGCTCTTAATGTGTCTTGTACTTTTCTGTTTACAACTTCTTTAAGTTGATCTGGTGTTACTATTAAATTTTCCATTCTTAATGTTTTCCTTTATTGATTTAGATTAAATTCATGATATCATCTGTTGACAATTTTGTCAACGGCTTGATGTTTATTGACCTTGCGCCTTCGCTTACAATTGCTTTATTTATTATTTTATATCCGTCTTGGATCATGCTTAAGCCTTGACCGATTTGCGCTTGTGTTGAAGCCGCAATCTTTTTGCCGACTCTTTGCACGGGTGCTTGCACGCTTGCTGTCGCAACTTCTGGAGTTACCTCTGGAGTTGGTTCTCCGGCTGTTGTTGGTGCAACTTCTGGTGCGTTGTTGTTCAATATTAATAGCATCGCTTCGGCTGCTGCCATGGTGCCAGCTTCGGCGGCCGCCGCTGCTTCTTCTTCTGCAATGCCTAGCTCGTCACGTAAATAAGTGAGGGCGGCGTCTTGCAATATCGGCAGAAAGTTATCTGTTATTGCTTGGGTTTGTTCAGGGGTTAACATTCTGTAAACCTTTTTAAGTTTGTTGAAAATTGATTCTAATTTAAGTTTGATTGATTTCTTTATTAATGCCTCTCGATTTGCTGGTATTGAAACCACACTGAATTCAACTAATTCAGACTTTGTATAGACGGTAACTGTTTTGCCATCAATAGTTTGCTCTTCGCTTTCAATTGGTATGATACCCACAGAAACCGCACGCACGTACCCAGCCGCAACCAAGTCCGCAACCTCGCAAGCTTCTTCTGTTATTCGATGAAATTGCAAAGTTGCTTCTAAGTTTTCGCCGTTCATCATGAAACCTAAGCATTTGCCAATCGGCCAATCGTCGGAATCATGTTGCGCCAAAACAATCGGATTGTTTAAATATGCTGTATAATCGATACCGCTTGGAACTATGATTGTTCCGTACCGGTCGACTTCTGGAGTGCTCACAACAAACGTATATATATCTTGTTGTTCGCCGTGTTCGTAATAATCTTTTTTTATAAGATCAAATTCTCTTTTTATTATATTCATTTTATAACCTTGTTTTTAGCCTTCTACTGGAAATATTTGACATCTGCAATTAACTGCATTCCCTGCGCTTAAGCCCGCACCAAGTGGCCTTGTTGTCTTTTCACCACCAACTGTAAAATACCCGTCCGCTCCTTGCATTTCGCCGTCGGCTTCTCTGTGTGCTGGTCTTACAAGGCCGTCTCTTTGTGTCAACCACATCATTTTAAAGCCTAGATCTTTGTACACAGCGTGTTGCATTCCGCTTGTGACATTGGCGGCGGTCGTGTTTGCAATCGTGCGTGCACGCCCCTCGCTAAGTTGCGTAAATTTTGTCTGGAGCTTTTCTTTAAGCTCTTGCTTAGTTGCGCCAGCGTTGTTTTCAATTACTTGCACAATTTCGGATTTCATAAAGTCAACACTTTCACGAATTTTAACTGCGGACTCATTTGCAAGATTCTTAATTTGTTCACCAACGGTTCCTGTTAAATCTTGTTCTTTAAGATCAAAACTTTTCAATAATTCATTTTGCACATTCAAGCAAGCCTTTTCAACTAAAGCGTTAAACTTTTCGTAATCTTGATCACTTACTTCAAGATTTGCTAAACTCAAATAACCTTTGTCAATATTCGATAAAGTTTCTTGTTTTAATTGTTGAATGATTTCTTGCACTACGGTATCAATTTTTACGCTCGATTTTTCTGTAAGCAAATCATAATCCCGCCAAAAAGCGTCTTTGCTGTCCGCTGTTATAATTGGCAATTTTGCACGCTTGTTAAAGGTAAAACTTCTTGATGCAAAAGCTGGCGCAACTTTTGGGATGCCTACATTATCTAAAGGAATATAACCATTGCCAATAAGCGCAACATTACCGCCTTCAATTGCATCGTACCCACGTTCTTTTCTTGAATCATTGATTGTCTTGATTCCCCACTTCAATTCGAACTCTTCTTTTTTCATGTCAAGTTCTGGATCCGCATATGCATACGGAACGGGCTCGATTAAGATATCCTCTTCAAAGCGTCGAAAATGCCTGGTGAATTCTTCTGCAATATATATTGCTTCTGGATCAATTGTGTTTTGTCTAAAGATTGCGAATTGCACTTCGGCAGTTGCCCTGTTTTGAAACTCACCTGTAAGCATTCCTGGTGGCACGCCAAAGACTTGCGCAATTTGCGAGCGTGTATCCGCACTGACTGAATCGTAGTTCACACCAAGCTCGCTTTTAGGTGGCAATTGCAATTGCATACCACCACCAAGTAAAGCACGCAACTTGTAATCTGGCAGTTCTTCATTCCAAGATGCTTTGAGCTTATGCCACTCTTCTATATCAAACCTTTCTGGGAATGTTGCAATCAAAGGTGGCACGGCATTATTTGCAAAAAGCCTGTGTAAGTATTCACTCACCTCAACATCGATATTCGCATAATCCAAACAAGCGGAAACCAAACCAACGCCAAATATATTCATTCCAACAATCTCATCTGGCCTTGCACCAGGATGAACTCTTGCTAAGTGGATCATTTCATTTTCAGGTATTGGTATTACGCCCTCTGAAACGCTTTGATACGTATAGCCTTGAATAAAGTTATCCCCACCCATAACAACACGCACACGAGTTGGATTCAATACCCACATTTGAAGCGGTACTTTATAGCCAATTGTTGGCGTCCATATAAAAGCATTACCGTTTATTGATAACCAATTTTCGATAAAGCTGAAAACCTGCGATCTAGTAAAATACGGGTTTGGATTTGCAATTAAATGCGCCGCCCAGTTATCATTGCCAACTTCAGACTTTGTAAAGTTGTGCTCTTTAAACGTGTTGAATCGAATTGCGCTTAATGCGTTCGCCCTGTGTTGCAAACAAGCAAACACCGTGCCACGCAAACTCATTGAAAGCTCGTTCCCTGTTGGTATTGCAGTTACTTGCCTGTAAGAAGAACTCGATTGATAAGGGCGTTGCAACCTTTTGCCACTTGGTAAAATGGCATTTGAAATCCTTTGTCTGATGTCGTCAAGTAAGCTCATACGTATATACTCGGAGTTTTGCGAATAGCATTAAACGCATGACTTAATGCGTCTATATAATCGTCGTGCCTATCTTGTGGCGTTCCTGTAAAGCTCAACAGTTCATCTGTGAATTCAGGATCTAAGTGCGTCACATGATACACAAGCCCTTGTTCGTACCTTGCTTCAACGGGTTGAAACCGTGTAATTTTGTCACGTGTTGAATGCACGCCAACAACATTCATTCGCGTATTTCTTTTCAGTTCTTGCACCATATACGCTTGCGCTTGGTTTGATTCGACCGCAACCACACGAGCTTGCCACTTGGATTCCATTGCGATAATTTCGGAACCAATTTCGACAAAGCTCCACCGCCCTCTTTTTGCATCAACGATCACAATCTCACCTTGTGAAGTCGTGCCAATTGTAATGATCGCCGTATAATCTGCAGTTTCTTTTTGTGAGATCGCAAGATCGACACCAATATAATAAGCCGTGATCTGTTTGTTATCTGATAACTTGATCCAAT